TAGCTCTTCACCGTCAACGTATTGCTTGTGCTCTAGCTGTGCTTCTTTAAGATCCATGCTATCGCTCTGGATTGCAAAGTTGCGCTCTGCCTTCATCTGTTCCAGCTGTAGTTTCATCTGGGCGATTTGGGCATCCATCTGAGCCTTCATCTCAGCCACGGCTGTCTGACGCTCTTGGAGTTCTAGTTGTTTCATTGCCGCCTGTTGTTGCATCTCTTGTGCTGGGTCAGGCTGTTGCTCTGGTAGCTGATCTGGTGGCGTCAGGTAGTCATTGACGTTCTTGATGCCATTGTTCTCCATGACATGGGTCATCAGCTTGTACTGGTTCTGTGGCGTGTACATGGCAGACAGGGTTGGATCCCCTACCATCAACGTATGCAGCGCCAGGTACTTCTGGGCCTCTTGTTCTTGCTCACCGTAGCCAAGGTGCATCTCCACGACCACATCACGCTTACTGCTCCACTGCCCTGGGCTCACTGGTACAAACTGACCAGCAATCTCAACGACCTTGTCTTCAGACTCATTCTCCACGACCAGCTGGTAGATGCGCTGGTACAGAGGTTTTAAGAAGTTGTTCGCAAAGTTACGTGCAATGATCTTCTGGCGTTGCTGAGACATAGTCGCCAGCTGTTCCACCATAGCCGCACTGTTTTGCTTACTGATGGCATCCTTGTTGAGGCCCTGAGATAGACGGGAGACGCCTGTGGTGTCCTCTTTGTCATCATCAAGCATCTGGATGGTCTGGAAGATAAACGGGTTCAAAGGTGCCTGGGGCATCGCATTGATTGCATCAGGGCGTGATACATTGACCACCCCGCCTACTCGGTTGTCTATCAACTCGCGTGGGTTTGTAAGACCACCTTTGACCACTGTGTAGCGTGGGTTGTTGGTGATCATGGCGTGATCGAGGATCGACCGGGTCAACACCGTCCGAGCATTCTGGATTGGGACAACCTTGGAACCAAAGTTATTACCAAAGAAGGCGTGTGGGATGGGCAGTGGGATAAACGGGATGAATGGCTTACGATCTGCCAGTTCACACTCTAAGATTACATTGCCAGCCTTGATAACCCGGTAGAGCTCGGCGGTCCCTGTCGCTTCCTTGTCTAGCATTATGTNNCTTCGTAGACAGTCACGGAGCGCACCTGGTCTTGGTAGCCTTTGGTGTTAAAACCACGGTCACTACCGATTTCTTCGTGGCGGCTGAGGACCTCTGGGTCTGTCTCCATGTCTACGTCTTCGTGGTCACCAATCTTACTAATGATGTCCTCGTCGTAGCCCATCTCACGTAGCTCTGAGATCGTCTTAGTGGTTCTGTGGGCACAGAAGCTTACCGACTCCAGATCCTTACTCTGGGGCTCAATCAGGAACTCCTCAGGGGCTACAGCCTCGATGATAACTTGGCTGGTATCTTCAAAGACACGCAGTTCACCTGAGTATAGGCCCAGCGCATCCTCTTCGATTTCCTCGATCTCTACGTTGTCTTGTGCAAGCAGAGTATCAAGCTCTTCCTCAGTAAGGTCTGAGACGGTCTCTAGGTGGCTGTCTTCCTGTGTGGCCCAGAATACCTTGGCAATACCTACGCGAGCCACAAGACCATCGTGGATGACGGTGTTCATCGTGTTGTAAAGGTTGTTCTGGCGATTAGCCACGTAATCACAATAGCTGGTGCTAATCTCTGCCAGGGGGACGTCTTCTTGAGACTGGGCTGCAAAGCGAACCGTACGGAATCCCGTACTGAATGTCTCTAGCAGCGCTGCCTTCATGCTCTCTACAGCATCATAGACATCCATAGAGACATACTTGCTGTTGCCATCATGTGCTGGCCTAGGAAGTGAGGCATTGTAGAAGTCTACGACACGCTTACGCTCTCTAGAGATCTGTGAATCATAATAGCCTACGCTGCGTCTGATGTTGTCATCAAGTATCGTGACAATCTTATCGTCATCCAGCTTAGTGTATTCATCTTTATTCATGATTAGACCATTTCAATGTAAAATTCATCGCCACTCTCTATTGGTTCCCAAGCTCCCTGGTGTACGTGGTTGGCTAGGGCGAGAGACATGACACAGTCATCAAAACATCCGGGTTCAGCTTCCATAGAACCGCTTTCTGTGACGATGTATGTCAGCATCTCTCTTATCGTTACTTTGTCGTTGAGCTCGATCTTTCCTTCACGCACTTCCGCACGTAGCTGATCGATGACTAGGGGCTTGGTTTTGGCTGTCGTAGTGAACCCAAGCTTGATCGTCTCTCGATCTGTAAGCTTGTCCACTTGGACCTCGGTGTAGAAGTTTGGATAGGCCATATCCTTGCCCAACCTGGTACACGTCAGAATGCCGTGGCTGTTATTCTCGACAACAATGTGGGCCTCATTGTAGTATTCACCTAAGTGATAGAGGACCGTAGCAAAGTGGTCTGGGTGGACATGAGCTCTCCACGTTGCAACCTGTCGCTTCTTGCTATCGAGGACCTGAGCGACACTGTAGTCACCACCTCGGACACCCATAGCAACATCGGCACCTATGACATAGAGCTCGCCTGGGTCATGGGGTCGGTAGGTCGTTAGCTCACCTCTTGCATTCTCCAGCCACTCTTCGGCCTCTAATGCTAGACGCTGCTTGACGTCCTCAGTGTTTGAGATGCGCTTCTGTAGTAACTCTGGGTTAAACACAGGGCGACCAGTGGTCAGGAAGGCCTCTTCTGGCTCGGCAGGGTACTCCTGTCTAAAGAGATCCAAGCCGTTCTGTGCAATCTTCCTCCGTCTGAACATCAGCTGCTCATCGTCTAGGTTATACTGCTCGACTAAGTCTTCTTCTTCTGGAGTGCGCTCAAAGTTCTCCGGGACTTTCTCCCGATACTCTGGGTCAGCAAACCAAGGTATAAACACTGGCACGTAGCCATTAGATCCATCAACAGCACCCTTCCAGAGGTCATAGAAGATACCAGTGACACCGTTAGCTGTACTTTCGACAAAGACAGCTGTGCCGGGGGCATTAGGGACAGCCTGTGTCAGGCCGTTCCAGTTCTCTTGGGCTGTACTCTTGGGCCAGAAGGCAATCTCTGATGCGTGAACGTGTGTCAGGGTTTCCCCTCGACCAACAGCCTCACCACCAGCCGTAGCAACCACATAAGAACTGTCCAAGACATCGAATGAAAGCTCTCGTCTAGAAGAATACTTTGTGTGGGGCTTCAAGATGTCTGGACAGTTCTCATGGTAACGCTTGGTCATATCAAAGAGCGCACGGGTGGAGTCTGCGTGGTGAGTAATCACCAGAGACTTACATGCTGCCCTCTGAGACACAGCGAAATACAAGTAGCCGCCAACGTAGGTACTTAGGCCTTGCTGGCGAGCCTTAAGGATAATCACGCGCACCTTGCCCTCGTCAGCCATCTGTTTGCAGACAGCATCGTCTAGGATCTCTTGGGCTGGCTTGAGTTTAAGGGGAGCTATGTCGCCTTGCTTGGTGCGGATCTTAAGTGCTGAATTGGCGTAAAAGCTAAAGTCTTCATACAGACGTTTGCGTATCGCCTTCACTTGCTTCTGGGTTGGCATCGGTTTGCTCTTCCTCTTCTTCGCTATCCAAGAGCGAACTTAAGAAGGCTTCTGCCTTGCCGATTGTTACTTCGCTTTTGGCAGCTGGTTTGGACCGGGTGAAGTCCAGGATAAGACGCGCAGCCGTGAGGCGATCTCGTGCTGATGCCGGTGCTGTACGCATGATTTCGACAGATGTTTCCAGTGCTTCTACGGAATACTTGTCATCAATGTTGTACTCTGGGTTATCAGACATGATCTTTACTAC